GCTTGACCCAGCTTGAACGCCACGTAATCGCTATTCATTTTTTCAGAGTCGCCGTATGTGCTGATGCCACGACTAGACTGGCTTTGGCGTTTTGATATTTTGGCCTGCTTTGCTTCTGAAATGATATCTATAACTTTCATTTATTATCCAATTACCAGTGTGTAGCCAGTGCCGCCAGCCACAAACATTTCCAATTCCTTGTCTAATTTTTCTAATTCTTCTTTGCCAGCTGACTTTAGATCAGCACCATTAAGTCCACCAGCACCGCCTGGACCAGCTATTTGACTGAATTTACCTCTGGCCTCACCCAACATGATTTTGCAAACTGCTAGACTGTAGTCTTTGAACCACTGTCCCGCATAATTATCCTGCAATAATATATAATCAGGTCTGTAATTGTATCCACGAAGCATTACCTGTTCGCCCTCTGCAAAAGGACGTTGTAAAATACGCAGTGTATGAGTTGTGGGAATCCATTGAAACTCTATGTATGCACCAAACATACGACCAACCATTTCTTGATACTGTGCAAACATGTCATATGTTGCAATACCACCTAGCATTGTGCTGTTTAGCAAGTAGGTATTTGTATAGGCCAAGTTGAATGGTTCAAACTGTGTTCCGCCACTACCACCCGCTGTTCTACTGCCCACTGTTCTACGAAAGATACTGCGAACTTCCACAATTTCATCAGGTAGTCTGTAGTCATTTTGATCTTGAATGAGCTCTAAAAAGTAGTATGCTTCTTCAACTGCGCCACTGCTACGTTGACGATATCTTGCCAATGCACGATTCAGTGCTGTTTCATAGTGTTTGGGATCCAACTCTACATCTACCATTCCATCGCCCAACATGGTACGACAGTAATCATAGACTTTTTCACGCTCTGCTAGGGCTGTTGTAGGGTTCGACATATTAGTTCTCCTAGTATATTTAGCTAGCGATAAATATCATATGCCAAGACTTTCACTTTTTAAGCCCGAAAAAGGCAATGATTACAAATTTATAGATCGCCAAATAGCGGAGATGTTTGCCATTGGCGGTACTGATTTATATCTTCACAAGTATATAGGTGTTAACACCAGTGCTGAAAATGCCACTGCGGATCAACCACACTATGACACACTGAAAGAAACTAATATACAAGACCTATTGTTTTTAGAAAATAGAGATAGAAAATATGACTCCAGCATTTATTCAGTTAGAGGCATTTATAATGTACAAAACTTGGATTTTAATCTAAGTCAGTTTGGCCTGTTCATTGACAATGATACAATTTTTATGACTGTGCATATCAATGATTGGATTACCAGCATTGGTCGCAAGCCCATAAGCGGTGATGTATTTGAATTGCCCCACTTGAAAGATGAGTTTGCACTTAACGATTACAACGTTGCACTGCCACGTTATTTTGTCATTGAAGATGTAAGTAGAGCCAGTGAAGGTTTTAGTATCACATGGTATCCACACCTGTATAGACTTAAACTTAAAAAGATAGTTGACAGTCAACAGTTTGCAGACTTGTTGGATAAACCCGCAGTTGATGCTAACGGTGATCCAACCAATCAAACCTTGCGTGACATACTCAGCACTAAAGCTAAAGAATTAGAAATTAACGATGCCATACTGTCACAAGCAGAAGCAGATGCTCCTAAAAGTGGTTACGAAACACAACAATTTTACACACTGGCAGTTGATCCAGCAAATGGCAAACCCATAATACAAACCATTGACGCCAGTACACTTGATGCCAGTACATTGGGTGTTGATGCCAGTGCCATACACGGTCGTGCTGTGCGCAGTGGCTATGTGGGCTACTTGTTGGGCGATGGTGTTCCAGCTAACGGTGTGGATTTTGGGCATGGAATACAGTTCCCAACAACTGCACACACAAACGATTACTTTTTACGTACTGATTTTATGCCAAATAGATTATTTAGATATGACAGCACACGTTGGGTCAAGACTGAAGATGCTGTTAGAATGAACATGACCAATAATGATACTCGTAAAACATTGAAAACCAGCTTTATTAACAATACAACAACAAATGACATTGCTGGTGATGCAGTGCCAGAACGTCAAGCACTGAGCAAAGTGTTAAAACCTAAGGCAGACTTATAATGCAGTTCTTCTATGATGGGCAGATAAGACGTTACTTGTTACAAACAATTCGTTTGTTGAGTAATTTTGTGGTAAAATATGGTGATGGATCGCTGGTGCGTGTGCCAGTTATGTATGGTGATGCAGATCGTCAAGTTGCACACATCAACAAACAAAACAGTGAAAACAAAATCAACAGCACTCCACGTATTGCTGTGTATATCAGCGATTTGCAAATGGATCGTGAACGACTGGGCGATGCCACACACGTGGGCAAGGTGCATATTAGAGAACGTGATATAGATGATGCTGACAGCACCAACCCACAGTATACCAGCAGTCAAGGTAAAAACTACACTGTGGAAAGATTAATGCCCACTCCCTACAAGCTGACACTCAAAGCGGATATATGGAGTAGCAGTACAGAACAAAAATTACAAATACTAGAACAGATCATGATGTTGTTCAACCCCAGTTTGGAAATACAAACAACTGACAACTACTTGGACTGGACCAGTTTGAGTGTGGTCAACTTGACCAACATGACCTTTAGCAATAGACAAGTGCCAGTTGGTGCAGAAAGTGCTATAGATATTGCCACACTGACATTTGACATGCCCATATGGATCAGTCCTCCAGCCAAGGTCAAGACGTTGGGTGTGGTTACCAACATTATCATGGGCATTTACAAAGGCTCCAATGCCTCTACCAACGGTTACATTGAAGGGTTTGGGGTTGATGCAGTGGAAGCTGGGCCCAATCTCAGTGACCTTATGAACACTGCCCGCGCCAGTATTGATGACTTTGGTGTTACCATACACGGTGGCAGTGCTAGAATACTTGATCCAGGCGAAAACGTTACCTATGCCAACAACAACAGTTTGTATGTGAGTGTTAAAAACGGTCTAGATATCAATTGGCGTACCATGTTGGATCAGTATCCAGGACAATTTAGATCAGGTGTTAGTAGATTGTTTTTGATACAGGAAGATGGCACTGAAGTCAGTGGTACTTGTGTGCTTAATCCCCTAGATGAAGCTGTACTAACTGTTAATTGGGATGAAGATACTTACCCAACCAACACCACAATTGCCAGCACCTATAGACCCAACAGTCCAGGCACGTTTGACGCCATTGTTGATCCAGAGAAAAGTGGTCCAGGCAGTGGTCTTGGTGCCAGTACAGTTGGCACACGCTATTTGATTATCAACAACATTGGTGGTGGAATTAGAGAAACGCTGATTGCAGAAACACGTAGCAATAGAATAGACACCAGCATTGATTTTGCCCGTGTGCAAGACAGTAGAGTTCTCATTAACAATGTGGAAGTTGCATTCACTCCCATGAACATACAGGACAAGTATGTTATTAGATTGGCCAGTAATGCCGCTGTAAATGACATTATCACTTATGAATTGTTTGTGAATGAAGATGGTCCAGATGCTTGGAAAAACACTAATGGCACAGACTTTATTGCCAACACCAATGACATCATAGAATGGGATGGAAGCAAGTGGCGTGTGGTGTTTAACGCTGAAGCCACAAAGGACACCATAGTTTACCTCACAAACATATATACTAGCGTCCAGTACAAATGGAACGGCATTCAATGGCGCAAGAGCTTTGAAGGTGAATATACTCGAGGAAGATGGAGACTAGAACTATAAAAGATAAAATTGTCTGTAGTGGTGCATTGTTTTATGCTAAAACTACGGGACGTATTTTATTGCTTCAAAAATCATCAGGTAAACACGCTGGCACATGGGGCTTAGTGGGCGGTACTAATGACCTTGGTGAAAGTGCTTGGCAAGGCCTACAACGTGAAATTTCAGAAGAGATAGGCGTTGCTCCACAAATACTCAAAACAATGCCCCTAGAAACCTTTGTCTCTAATGACTCAGTGTTTAACTTTCACACTTATCTCTGTGTGGTTGAACGTGAATTTGTGCCTACCTTAAGTGAAGAACATGACGGATGGGCTTGGGCCACAATAGACTCAGCACCCAAACCCTTGCATCAAGCACTGCGTAGTAGCTTTGGTAATCGAACCATGCGTACCAAATTGCAAACAGTGTTTGATGTTATGGATTTAATTTAACGTGCAGTGCCGTTGACATTGCCAAACGGCTTTCCAGCAAACGCCATATAGATGTAAGTACTTCCAGAAGTATTGTGACCTCCATTGGTACCTCTTATTTTGAATCCATTTGATAACAAATCTTTGTTGTATCCAGATGAAGTGTACTCTGAGTCACTAACATTTGCGTAAAGTGTTTTATCAGATGGGTTGAACGGGGCTCTTGCAGAATCAACCATCTCCCACCAATAAGAACTAGTAGTAATGTCTTTTGTT